ATAATGTTAACGATAGAGATTTGATTTACTTGGTATTGCATAAAGTAAAAACAAAAAAAGGTGAAGAATTTATTGAAATTGAATTGTATTAGAATAATTTTATTATATTTGTAAACCAGAAGCCTGAGAACTTCAAGGAATTTTAACTTTAAGTCAGCGTTTATAAGGTTTTCTCAGGCACCTTATAGATGTTGGCTTTTTTATTTAACTAAATTTTATTTATTATGATTTACAAGTTTGAAGATTACGACACAATAATGGAAGTAGAATTGTTTAATGAAGACAATTCAGGAGAGTTAATTGATAAAGTTGACTTTACAATAACGCAAGAAAAAGGTTTTTTTAATGTTAGATTAAAGAAAAAAGATGTGTTTATGCTAATTGGAGCATTGCATTTACTACATAAAGAAATGAAATAATGGCTGAAGGAAAAAAATCATTTGTTTTATATTCAGACCAAAGGTCAATTATAGAACTTTTATCAAATGAACAGGCAGGAATATTGTTGAAACATATTTTTTCTTATGTAAATGATGAAAATCCTATTGATAAAGAAGCAATTATTATGCTGGCATTTGAACCTATTAAATTACAAATGAAACGTGATTTAATCAAGTGGGAATCAACGAAAGTAGGTAGAAGTGCAGGCGGAAAAGCAAGTGCAGAAGCTCGAAGATTAGCTAAAGAAATTCAACAAACTTTAACAAATTCAACAAATGTTGATTTAGTTCAACAGACTTTAACAAATCCAACTGTTAATGATAATGTTAATGTTAATGTAAATGTTAATGATATAAATATACCTACACCAACTAAAGTTGGCGATATTGATTTTTCTATTTTACTTGAAACAATTAATAAAATCTTTGAAAGGAAATTTGCAGTTGTATCTGATGCGGTAAAAAAGAAGTATAAAACTTTATTGAAGCAAGGTTATACAAAAACACATATCCACACCGCAATGCTTAATTGCAAGAAAGATGCTTTTCATAGAGACAACGATTACAAGCATTGTACAATAGAATACTTTTCAAGACCTAAAACAATTGATTTGTATGGGACGGAATTAACAACCGAGCGAAAAGGCATAGTAGGAACATATACAATACACGACCATGATTAAGAAATTATCAGATGTATCGCAAGAACTAAACAACCTTTACACCGATGGTATTGAAATGGGTAAGAGTGTTGGTTGGAATTGGGATGCGTTTCCATATACGATTCGACTTGGAAGCACGACGTATTTGGCAGGCGCACCGGCTTCAGGTAAGAGTGAGTTTTGGTTTGAAATGCTAATTAACCTTTCTTGCCTACATGGATGGAAGCACGTAATCTATTCTCCTGAAACTGGTTCTCATATTGATGTTTATTCCGAAATAATGCACAAATTCGTAGGAAAACCATACGTAAAAAACACAAATATGATGAGTGCATCCGAGAAATTGTTAGCTGAAACATTCGTTGAAAAGCATTTTTTCATAGTAGATGACCAAGCAGACATAACAATAGATGACTTTTACAAAATGGTAGATAAGTTTGAAAAGGATAATAACGTGAGTATTCAAACAACTACCGTAGACCCTTGGAATGAATTAAAGGAAGACTATTTGCCGGTGGATTTAGGGCGAGAAGATAGATATTTAAGCAGGGTTTTAGGAATGGTTCGTAAAAATGCAAAGGCAACGAATAGACACCATTGCGTAATTACTCACGTTAGAGACCAGAAAGCAGAAAAGATAAAGGATGGCGATTATTACTATCCAATGCCGACTGCTCGTGACTTTGCAGGTGGACAAGTTTGGTTTCGTAAAGGAATGTCAATGCTTATCTTTTGGAGACCGCCAGTAAACTTTCTAACTTTCAATAGCGAATACGCAACTGATAACGAGCTACATGTTCGTATTGCCAAAACAAAACCAAAGGGCACGAGTAAGAATGGAGTTTATAAATTTTTCTTAAATTTACGCTCATATCGGTATTACGTTAAATCGATTACTGGAGGTGAAATATATTCAAATCGTGGAGATTTAAACATAAAGCACAAAGAAATGAATGTTGAAAGTGCGATAAAAGTAAACGAGAATTTTGATAAAGAGGATTTGTTTAACCGAGATTCGATAATAGAAGTTGTACCATTTTAAATAATAAAAAAGTATGGAAAAAATAGCATATTGGAATAGCAGCATTGATAGTAAGATTAATTTATCTGATACATTCTTAAGCGAATTGAAGTATAAATTCATTTCTCAAAAGATTAAGCAAGGAAATCGTGAATCTTTATTGGCAGCGATGGAATTTGACCGCAACGTTTATGATATAAAACAAGTCTTTTTAAACTTTAAAGATATATTACGTCAGGCAGAGAATGTAAACGCACAACTTACAATGCAAAATAAGGCACTTTTAAGCGAGTTAGACGCATTTAAAAATGATAATGAGGGTATTGAGTCAATTAGTAGGGAAGACTATCTTAAAAAGTACAAACAAGAAATAGCGGACCCGTATCAAATTCAGATAATGGAACTTGAAATGAAGGTGGATAAATTAACACGAAGTTTAATAAATAAAATTAACGGATAATGGTAAGGTACAGAATTCAATACAAGCAAATTCACTTCATCGAAACATTTGCAACGAGTGAAGAACAAGCAATTGAAATAGCTAAGGATGATTGTTTTTATAAATTTGGAATGATTTTGAGGAATGAGGAGATTAATTTAATTGAGACGATATGAATGTAGTTAGCTTATTTAATGGAATGAACACTGGGCGGCAAGCATTGGAGAATGTAGGTATACAAGTAAAGAAATATTACTCAAGCGAGATTAAGCCATATGCGATTGAATTAACGCAACACCATTTTCCAGACACGATTCAAGTAGGTGACGTGACTAAATGGCGAGAATGGGATATTGAATGGAGTAAGATTGATTTAGTTTTATCAGGTTCACCATGCCAAGATTTATCAGCAGCCGGAAAACGTGCGGGAATTAACGGTAAGAAATCAAGTTTGTTCTTTGTGTTTGTTGAAATATTAGAACATATAAAAGCATTGAATCCAAACGTATTGTTTCTCCAAGAGAATGTTGGTAGTGCAAGAAAAGAAGATGTTGGAATAATGAGCAGAGCTTTGGGTGTTTATCCGGTGCGAATCAATTCAAAGTTAGTTACTGCTCAATTACGTGACCGATACTATTGGAGTAATATTAGAACTAAAGAAACTATATTCGATATTGTTACCGATATACCACAACCGAAAGATAGAGAAATAATGTTTAAAGATATTATAACGGATGGTTATGTTAAGAGAATAAAAAGTAAATGTTTATTAGCTGGATTATACAATAGTTTTAGTTATAAAGATGAAAAATCTCCAGCAGCTCAAAAATGGTTAATAGATAAAGAAAAGTTTGGAGTACCTTTAATTTATGTTGATACTGACAAACATGTTGCTTTAAAAACTTGGAATGGTGATAATCGTTCACAAAAATATTTACAGCACCGAAATAAAACAACTGGAATGCTTACTTTAATTTATGAAAATGAATTAGTAAGGACAGTGAATAAAATTGAAATGTGTAGATTACAAGGATTTCCTGATAATTATTGCGATATTCTTTCACTTGCAAAAGCCGGTAGTCTACTCGGTGACGGATGGACATTACCAATAATTGAACATATTTTTTCTTTTATTGTGTTAGATTAAATAAAAAGTATTATATTTGCATATCGGATAAAGGTCGGAAACCAAATCCAAGATATAAATTAGATAAACAATCCAAGTTAACAAGTCCATTCCGACCGCTTGTTACTTGGATTGTATAACTTTAAAAAATAAAAGTATGAACAAAGAAAGAGTAATTAGTCAAAGAATGACAAAGAAGTATTTTGATGCTTTGAAAGTGGCGAAAGCTGAAATTGAATCAAATGTTTTTGTCCAAGTAGAATGGTTAACAAAGTTCAAGTTAAGCCATAGAACAAAGACAACGCTTAAAGATTTAGGCATTGTTAAAAATTTAAGCGACAATAGAAAACGTCCAATTTACGAATGGAATAATAGAATTCCGGTAACCATGTTATTAGCTAAAAAAATAATTTTAGAAAATCACACAACACAATATGGGCACATTAAAAATACGGAATTAAACAAATTAAATAAACCAGTAGTAAAAAAAATAGTAAAGCAATCATCAAGACCAACTACAAAACAAATAGTAAAGCCTATTCAAGTTACTAAAAAAGTTAGCGATGTTGGTTTGATTAGAAAGTTTTTAAGATGGATTTATTAATATTAAAAAAATAAAAGTATGAACAAAGAACACGAAATTGACTGCATGAAATATCGTAAGTCTACACACATTGCCGGAATCGATGTAGAAACAATCGTTACAGAATTAGGACAATGCGTATTAACAATTAAAGATGCCTATTACGCACGAGGTATTGACGTAAGTGGCAACAAAACCGATGGCTACTTCTTGGAATTTGAAGAGGATGTCAAGCCAATGGTAGTTAATAGCATCAATCGCAAGACAATCGCGGCAGTTGTTAAGCTGCAAAAGTCATTAACATCTGCTGAATCTCGTAACATCGGTAATTGGATAGGAGTACAAATTGAATTGAGTTTTGATGAGTCGGTTAAAATGATGGGTAAGCAAGTTGGTGGCATTAGAGTTAAGCCTACGCAACTAATTAAGCAAAAACAACCTATCTCACCTGAAAGATTCGCAAAGGCATTAGATGCGATTAAAGCGGGTAAATTTGACAAGGAACAATTGGTTAAAGATTATGTATTAACGGAAGAACAAATAGAGCAGTTATGATTAAACACGACATAGCACAAGGCACAGCAGATTGGTTAGAATTGCGTCATGGCAAAATAACCGGCACTGCAAGTAAAGGATTGTTTGTGAAATCCGAAACGCTACTTATTGATTTGATTTCGCAGCATATAGAAGATTGGGAATTAGAAGATTCATATAGTTCTGCTGATATGGTTAGAGGAACTGAATTAGAGCCGTATGCAAGAGAAGCAATATCGGATGAGTTGTTTATATCCTTTAAAGAGATTGGATTCATTCAGAACGCTGCTATTCCTATTCTTGGATTGTCACCGGATGGTATTTCAGAAGATGACACGATAATGTTAGAAATTAAATGTCCAAGAGCAAAGAAGCACACCGAGACTTTATTAGCAAACGAGATCCCAAGCGACAACATACACCAAGTTTTGCATTATTTCACAGTTAATCCAAAGTTAGAAACGATGTATTTTGTTTCGTACCGACCTGAAAGTAAAGTAAAATCATTGTGGTACAAATCACTCGCAAGGGAATCTTTAATTGATTTAGGGACGAAAGCAAAGCCAAACAT